CTCGCCCTCCCGCGTGGACTTGATATTTGTCATGTTAAAGTCGGCGGCGAGCTGTTTGATGTTCTGATCGTTGCGCTTGGAGCGCCCGCCCTTTACCGAGTCCCGCATGGTCGGGGCTCTCAGGATGACCTGGGCCACGTCCTCGCATCCTTCGTGGCACATAGGCTCCCAGGCGGTGAAGTAGCCGTGCCGTGGGCATTTGTAGTCGCGCAAAATAGCCATGTTGTCCCCTATCGCTTCATTTGCTCATCGAAACCGGGCTGAGAGTAGTCCGATTTGTTTTTGACGCCGACCTTGAGGCCAATTTTCCCGCCGTCAACGGTCAGCTTCATACTTTTGGCTAATCTGGGGCGGGGTTCCTGCCGGTAGATCAACCTGCGTTTGTTTCCCTTATCATAGACCATGACGACATCGCCACGGGTCATACGCTCCAGCGCACGGCTCACGGCGATCTGTGTGTGTTCGGTCATATCCGTATCTTTGACGTAGAAAACCCGTGTAAGAAGCGACACGCTGAGGCCGCACAGTTCGGCGAACATCCTGATGCTCAGGGTCTTGTCGGTGTCCTTCCAGAACCGATCCATCTGGCGGTAGATTTCCGCCTTGCTCATGATTTTCATCATTGCCCATACATTCCCAACCGCTTGAGATAAGTGGACACGTTTCTGCCGACCGTCAATTCTTCCGGCGTGATGAGTTCTTGCGAATGAGAAACCTGACGGGTCAGGCGCTCCATTAATAATCTTGGCTGTAGTTGCTCTGCATAAGCCGCGCAAGCCAGCGCCATTGCAATCACGCGGTCGTCCTTGCCACGGCCCGGCGCGTGGATGGACCCACCCTCTCGGACGATGCCTTTCATTTCCTCAAGGGTGTCCATCGAGACGACGTTCATCATCTGCCGCTCAAAGTAATCCTTGGTGTAGTTCATCATGCGTTCTTTCGAGCCTTGCGTGGTCAGCCAGCCGATAGAATTTGAGATGCCGCCGAGCGTGTCGTTCTTGCGCCAGATGTAGTTGGTCATCGAGCCCAGAACGTGCATGAGTCCTTTGCCGGTCGCCCCACCGAGCGAAACGGCTTGGCGCTTCAGGTTTCTGAGTTCGTTGATGACCGCTTGGCCGGGGCCGTTAACTTCCAGATTGAGCGTAGAATTCTTATACGCTCCCGCAAGGTGGGCGATGACCCATGCAAACTGATAAGTATTGAGTTCGCTGGTTGCAAACTCTGCGACTTGATCGAGGCCGTCCGCGTAACAACGAAAGACCTGGATGCAGAAACGGTCGGCCCAATCGGAACTACCGTAAGCGGGATCGGCACCGATGACGTAATAAGCCGTGTCAATGGGTTCCTCCCAAATCTTCAGGGTTGCAAGCCTGTCGGAGCTTTTGAGGACTTCGGTGTCCTGAAAGTTTGATCCGAAGGAGTATCGGTAGGCGTCAAACTTCTTGTTCTTGGCGACACGAGCGGCCTCCGAGCATCTGGAGTTTGAAAAGAAGGACGTGCCGGTCATCACGAAGGCGTAGTCCTCCGTGGGCGGGAATTCCTGATACATGAGCGCGTCGTCCTTGATGCCCTCATGCAGCTTCCACCGCCACCACGCAATCTGCCGCGAGTTGATCTCAAAGCCGTAGAGCTTCTTGATGTCGCGGTTCCATTCTTTTTCTTCGCCAGTCAGCCGCCCGTCCCAATATGTTTTGTAGACGGATGAGTTTGGGTCAGCCGAATAGAGTTCGTTGCGCCACCAGCCGCAGAAGATAGCGCGCTGGGTACGAGCCTTCTTGGCGGTGACGTACATGTCATGAAACATGTTGAAGCCGCGCGCCGTGCTCTCGAACATGTAGAGACGGTTGGGGTTGGTCTCCGCAAGAGACGCCAATAGGGACGCCAAGCCCTCCTCGTCGCCCCAGGAGCTTGTTTCTGTGCCGTGGAGGAAGGTTATAGCCTTACCGCGTCCAAGGCTGCCCTTAGCCCGCAATCCGGACACCTGATAGAACAGGCGAGATCGGTTGCGCAGGGACAGCGCGTTGCGGTTGTGAGTGACCTGAGGGATTTTGAATTCGCGCGGAAGCCCGTCCATGTACATCGCCAGCGTAGTGCGAAACATGTCACGGTTTTCTTCCGTGTCGGTCGTCAGCGTTGCCTGCAAGCCGGGGTGGGTAAACGTCCAATAGAGATCGAGGGCAAGGCTGATTGTGGTGATGCCGAGCTGACGGCCCTTAAGAATGACGTAAAAATGGCAATCATCCTCAAGCCCCCGAGCGATCTCATCCATCACATAGGTCTGCGTTCCCAGCAGCCGGTCCATCTTGCGCAGGCCGTGTTCCTTGGTCTCAATCTTTAGCTGAGAACAGAACTGGTAGAACTTGTTCAGGTTGAACGTCATTCGTTTCCCTAACGTCGCAGTTCCATGATGACCAAAGTTAACAACATCAAACTATCGGCTATGCCTAACCAGTCTTGCCATTTCATGTACCACCTAAGTTTGGCGCATCCGGAACGATTTGAACGTCCGACCTCCGGTTTCGTAGACCGATGCTCTATCCAGCTGAGCTACGGATGCTTGGTTGCGGGGGCAGGATTTGAACCTGCGACCTTCTGGGTATGAACCAGATGAGCTACCAGACTGCTCTACCCCGCGATAGCCATAATGGGCGTCAGATTGGTCGTCCGCAAGAGATGCCGCCGGAACGCCTTCAATCTCCTGCTCATTCTATTCTCCAAACCCTGAAGCCATTGTCCACCACCCGCGTGGCGAACTTCCGGCTAAACGTTTTGCCGTAGCGGCTGATCAGGCTCCTTGCAGAGTTCAAGAAGCTATCAGTCTTGATCTCCACAAAGAAGCTGTCGCCGATCTCCATCTCCCCAAGGGGAAACCGATACTTTGACACCCGCAAGCTCTGCGTAGGGAACGGTACGCCCCTCTCAACTTCCATGTCAATCTCCAATCAATAATTACACAATAATATCGTAGATTGTTTAAAAGCACCAGAATTTTTTTGGGGGAAGCGCGATGTGGGGTGCACGTTCACAAGGGCTTGTGGACCCATCCACTTCCCATTCTACAGCCAATCCCTGTGGAATACGATTACACATGCCAATATTGGTTATGTTTGTTTCTACAGCATGTAACTGGTGATTATAATGCAACATACAGTTAGTCCCTGTCCAATACCCATGTGGTATCTAAATACCTGACGCGCACAAGGCGCTAGACATTCAAACGCTTGTTTGAAAAACGTAAAGAGCCTGTATCTTATGTAGTTACATATAAACTAAACCATACTACTGTTATATACATATATAAGGCATCATCTTCTATTGTTATGCTTATGCATCATTATGGGTTATTTACATCATATTAGGTTACATAAATTCATCGCCAGGCATCGATTTATCTTGACCATAAATGCAGTAGTGTTATTCTAATGATGTCAATAGATGACATGGGGACAATCAAATGAAGATTATGGACGCTAAATCAGTCTCGCAAATCAGGAGCGAAATGGACGCCGCAAAGACTGCCAAATCGGCTCGCAAGGCAATGGCTCGCCTCGCCTTGTCACGCAATAATCTGACACCATGCGGGCGCGCTGAATGGCAGAAGGAGTTGGCATGATGCAAGCTCTAATCACTGCAATCCTGTCACTGATTTGCTTCACTACAGTTGGCGCTCTTGCCGCCATGCTGTTTCTCTAACAGGTCGAAACCAGCTCCGGCTGGTCATGGCGTCAAGCGCCATCTGATGAGACCATAGGGGACGTAACATGCTAACAGTTAACGTAGAATATACCGACACCTTCGGAGGCGAGGCTAACTATTGCTGGGTGAAGCGCGCCACGTTTCAGATCGTAGACCACGCGTCACGCCATGCAATTATGCGCCAGGCTAAACGCCTGATCGGTCTTACGGGCTTGCGCGGCAAGGCGCACGACCACGGCGATATGATCGAATTCCGCCCATCGCGCTCCTGCACCGTCATGTTCGTCACGTTTGGGGAGGACTGATTATGGTCCAGATTATCTTCACCGTTACCCACGCCACGCCAATCGAAAAGCGCAAGCCCACGGTTTATGAAGCCCTGCGCGACAAGCTTGGACGTGAACCATCAAACGACGAACTGCGCGACGAGTGCAAGCGCATCATCAATTCTGCAAAGTGAGGGACAAACAATGACTGATAACCGTTACAATGGCTGGACTAATTACGCCACATGGCGAGTGAACCTCGAAGTCTTCGATGCTTTGGGAGATGACCTAAAATACATGGGTTGGCACAAGCTGGACAAATATGACCTTGCGGACGCAATCAAGGAATATGCAAACGAGCTAATCGAACAGGACACCAAAGAGGGCCTTGCGCTGGACTATGCGAGGGCGTTTCTCGCAGACGTAA